GGAGAATACTTTGCAGCAGGTGTCGGCGGTGCCATCACCGGACGGGGTGCTGATCTTCTAATCATTGACGACCCACATAGTGAGCAAGATGCATTATCTCCCACAGCCATGGAGTCTGCTTACGAGTGGTATACATCAGGACCTAGGCAGCGTTTACAACCAGGTGGTAAGATTGTGTTGGTCATGACTCGTTGGACTACAAAAGATTTAACAGGTATGTTAGTTAAGAATCAAAGTGAACCTAAAGCTGATCAATGGCACGTGGTCGAGTTTCCAGCAATCATGGACCATGGATCACGGAACGCGAAACCTGTTTGGCCAGAGTATTGGAAGTTAGACGAATTAGAAAAGGTTCAAGCAACACTGCCCGCTGGTAAATGGAATGCACAGTGGATGCAAAACCCAACAGCAGAAGAAGGAGCCATATTAAAACGTGAGTGGTGGCGAACTTATACTGATGAAGATATACCACAACTACATCATGTAATACAATCTTATGACACAGCGTTCTTAAAAAAAGAAACAGCGGATTACTCTGCTATAACTACCTGGGGTATATTCTATCCATCAGAGGACGAAGGAGCTAATTTAATATTACTCGATGCCATAAAAGGACGATATGAGTTTCCAGAGTTACGTCGTTTAGCATTGGAGCAGTATGGTTATTGGAAACCTGAAACAGTTATTATTGAGGCAAAAGCATCGGGTTTACCTTTAACATACGAGTTAAGGAAGATGGATATACCTGTTGTAAACTTTACACCAAGCAAAGGAAACGACAAACATGCTAGAGTAAATTCTGTTGCACCTCTGTTCGAATCTGGTATGATATGGGCTCCGGAACAAAAGTTTGCGGATGAAGTCATTG